CATGATGTTCTCTAACGTTTTCACGTTCATGTTGTTGTACTGGAACTTCAATGAAGAATCTCCTTGTGCAACAATACCGTCACCTTGAACGATATCACGACCTTTCAAGTCTTTCAAGAAGACATTGTCGTTAGCATCGATAGATGCCTTACCGAAAATCAATTGATTCTCACGAGCATAAGCCCAACGACGAAGCATGTCCATTTCTTGTTGCTTGAACCACAACTTTTGACCATTGTGCTCAACCCACAATACTGTGTTCTGTGCAGAACCAGAGATTGAGAATTGCATACGTTGGATCGTCATGTAATTCGTGTGCCATTCAGGGAATGTATTTTTTTCGTAACCTGTCTCTGACAATTCAGGGAAGGCAGTGTAGCTGAAACCAACTTCTTTACCAACAGCAAGTAACGTAGGATCAACCCATCCTCCAGATACATTCGTTACAAGTTTACACTTGTACTTCCAGTTTCCAGAACCAACTTCGATTGGATACTCATCCATGATCTGAACGATTGTTCTACGATCACCTAATTCCAAGGTATCATTTGGAGAGAAGAAATTTGTATCCAACGTGATGATGAATACAGACTGATTTGAACCTGGTTGTGCCGTAGCAGCTCCAGAAGCGTCAGTAACCGCAGCAGTCACCATACCTTTACGGAATGGATAACCTTTCAAAGCCCACATGAACTTTCTGTTACCAATCACTTTGAAGTCAGATGTTTCCATTCCTGGAGCCAATCCTTTCTTCGAATACCCACGTCTCGCAAGGTATGAAGAGAATGCTGTAAAGTTGTCCTCGAACAAATTCACAACATTTGATGCGATCTCCGGGCGTGTCAGCAATGCTGCAGCTAATGAGTTCGTCATCGTTGTTCTGTTGGCATCGAATGTGCCTGTACCGATAATTTTCATTATTCTTTTTTTAAATTCAACAATTAATATTTATCGATTCCAATACATTACTACATCAGTCTTTCTGGTGCTGATAATGCATCAAAATCTATTTGCATAGAATCCTGACCACCGCCCCCATTTCTTTGAACATTATTTGGTTTTGGATCAAGCTTACCAAGTACAGCATTTTTACCTGCCTCCTTTGCGTTAGTTAAAGCCGCACGAATCTTATCGTCTCCTTTCCACATCATAACCGCTATCTTAGCCAAGGTTTCGTTACTTTGTAACGCCTGAAACATTGGAGCCATACCGGTCTCATCTGGAGTAACCAATTTTGCAAAATATTCACTGAACTCAGCCTTTTCAGATTGACTTATAGGCAAGCCGTAAACATCATTAGCATTATTGATATATTTGAGGGAGTCGTTAATTTGCTTGGATCTTTCTTCATTGATCTTTGCAATTTCCTGCGAGCTTTGTTGCTCAACATTTTTCCTCATATTGTCAAGAGCATGGGATTGTTGCTCGTTGATTTCTTTTCTGTGCCTTCCGGCTTCGATCTCAATCAATCCGGAATTCTCCATCTTGTTAAGAACTTCATTGATTTTCTCATCAGACCAGTCTTTGTAAGACTCTTTAAATTTAGAAGCTAATACTTCTCTGTCTGATAACGTATTGACATCTTGAATGTTTTTATATTCCTTTACGATGTCTTCAAACTTTACACCCTTATCAATAGCTTCTTGCATTTTAGCTATTTCAGGATGTATCTGTACTTCAGGTTCAAATATCTTTTGAAGATATTGAAGATAATTTTCTTCGTTGATACCTTGTGGAATCTCCCAATCTGGATTAGCAGTTTTTAATTGCTCGAAAGGTTTCATCCAATATTCTTCTCCAGTAACAGGTTTCCCTTGATTCAAATCAGTATTCTGATTTTGGTTCTGGTTCTGGTTCTGATTATTTTGTTGTTGATCTCCTAAATCTTGATCTCCTGCTGGATTAGCATTTGCATCAGGTTTAGGATCCAGGTTTGGCAATCCATTTATGGTTTCTTCATAGTTCCCTGTAGGGATACCATCTGCCGAACCTTCAGGTTTAGCTGCTCCATCTCCGTGAATGAAAGGATCATAGCTTCCTTCCGGTGCGGAAAGAGCATCAAAGTTCACAACATCTACTTGTGCTGCACTACCGTTCGGATCTGGATTAAAATTTTCTTCTGCCATAATTTTTAATTTTTCTTGGTTCTTTTTATCTTAAATCTTTGAAGCAAATATAATGAATTAACAATATAATTATCAATCTTTTATTTTCTCTTTTTGTGAACTTGCCTGAATTAATTGTGCCTCAGTAGCATCGACACCCTTCATTGCTATGTCAGCTCTTGCAATTTGCATTTCTTGACCTGCTTCTGCTTTTTGTTGTTCAAGGTAAGCCATCTCAACTTCTTTGTCAGTTTCGATACCTTCAATATCAACACCAGCTTTACGATCAACTTCATATTTTTTAAGCTCTTGATCCATTCCGAATTTCTGTCTTTCCCATTCGAACTTAGCTTTTTCAAGTTCAGCCATGATCATTTTAGAATCCTCAGATTGTTTGTCCATCATTTGCTTTAACTCCTGGTCCATTTGCTTTAACTGAATGTCGTGTTGCCTTTGTGCTTCACCATTCGCTTCTGCACGTTTAAGAGCAAGCTCTTCGTATTGTGTAGCTTTAGCTTCCAGTTCTTTTAAGTTGTCAGTATTGTAAAGTTTCACAATGTTTGAGAATGTAAGCATACCTTTTTGGTATTGAGTCATTGACAAACTTTTAAGATCCTGTAATGCTCTTTCTTCAACACCACTATCACTTGCAAATACCATATAGTCAGCACGATCTAATTGATCAGCAGGTATATCGAATAACTCTTGTGCAAAGTCTCCTAAAACAAAAGATCCTCGTTTACCTTTTTTCCAGGCAGCACGACAGAGATTAATCATTCTGTTGAGTACACGTCTTTTTGTTTGTTCGTGATCGTAGAAGATAATCTCTGTCACAAGTGCTGAATTTCGAATACTTTGCTCTGTAGTTCCAACCTGATCAGTTGGAGCAACGTCTCCCATTCTTTGAGGAGAAACTCCTGTAATACTAGAAGCAAGTTGCTCAAGATGTTGAAGCATCGCGAATAGATATTGAATACCACCACCCATAGAATCGTCATAGTTCTGGAACTGATTGAAACTTGGTTGCTTGTTTAATCCTGATCTTACAGACTGGATCCATCCAACACCAATCTTTCTTTGGTACATCCATTCCTTCATTGACATACCTTCAGGAATCTGAGACTTGTCCATGATGAAACCTTTAACTCCAGATAATGCCAACCACAATTCTTTATGGTAATGGATTATATTGTAAAGGATTTGAATATCTTTCGCGGCCCAAACAAGAGAGTAAGGTTTTCTAGTGTAATGGTTGAATGCTCTTCCGACATAAGGAAGTTCTACCTTACCAAAATTATCATTAGCTCTTACCACGGCTTTCTTTCTACAATCAACAAAGATATTTGTATCAATCATTACAGCCTGGTACACATCATTCATGTAGCCAACCTCTTCTTTTTCTCCCTTCTCAGTTTTAACCGTATCGGAATCAGACATTACATGAGTAAAGAAGTCTCCCTCCTTGTGTGGGTTTGGAGATTTCTTTGATTTAACTTTTCTTGATGATTTCCAATACATGTTACACACGCGAATAACAGAAGAGAAATCTTCTGATCCAGTATATAAACTATCAGGGCCACAACCTTCAACGTTGTTAGAACCATACTCAGATCCACCAACAGAACTATTAAATCCATAGTATCCATATCCATACCCTGTCTGAGTATTGATATATGAAGATCTTGATTTTAATTTCTCTAATTCTTCGAAGGAAAGCTTGTCGCCAAACTCGTCAATGATTTGGTTAACATTTAAGAATCTTTCTTCCATGCACCATTCTCCTTCACCAATCCATTCTACTTGACTGTCTCCAGCATAATAGAATCCCATGATGTTTACTTTACGACAAACTGGATCCTCTGATAATCGATCATCCTCCCAGTCAACAAAGTAAATTTCTTTATCAGTAACAAGCTTATCTTCAAACCCTCTGTTAAAAGTGTCTTTTAGGTGTTGAGTTGCCATAAGGAATTTAATTCCCTTCTCAGCCATTATCTCTAAAAAGTCTTTGTACTTGTATTTGAAATAAACATCTATTCCTTCAAGTTCTTCTTCAGAGATAAGATTTTCGTGAGAGATTACATATTTACCCATTTCAAGTTCTCGCTCCATAGCACGAAGTTGTTGTTCCATTTGAGGATCCATTTGGGTTCCTTCTTGAGCAGCTTTCTGTCTTGCTTGTTGGATCTGAGAATTCATCTCATCAATTCCTCTTAATGATTCAGCATATTGCTGACTAACTTTCTTTTTGTTAGCAGCCATTTGAGAAACAATCTTTTGGAATCTTTTTTGGTTCTTATCATTTACAGAGTTACTGTCGATTGAGAACACGCGATAATTAAATGGTCTTTTAGTTTCTTCAGCACGCAAGCGATCAAACTTAGGACGAAGCAATGGAACGAATCGGATCTTAGCAGGATATTCATAGTCATCTACTTTTCTCAAATAATCAAAGTCACCTTCATTCTGAACTCCATTGTAAAGGTCATAACAAAATTTATCCTTGGCTTTTGCAAGTCGATTAGTAAAAGACATTTTAGCGATTGACGCTGCACATCTCTTCATCCATTCAAGATTCTTTTCGCTCTCTGGGATATTTTGATTTGGTAAAGCCATAATTAATAATGTTGTTGTATTCTTCCTTGATTCGATTTATAATGAAAAAATTCTTCCTTTACTGTCGCTCCTTGGTTTTGGTTAATCCTAATATTTATATTGTCTCTCGCATGACAAACTGCCAATGAAGATGATATTGTAACGTCACAGTTATAATTCCTGTCGTTCTTAAATTTAATGGCACGGTCTATTTGGTATGCGTCATACATGATTTCAGAATACTGTTCAATGTAATCTCTGTACATGATCAACCACTCAAGCTTTGTTCCTGGATCCACTCCATACTTATTATTTACCTTGCTGTCTTTTACGTTTGCATAAGCAATAGCAGGACGTTCCTTTAAGTAACCCTCAAATCCATTGTTCTTATACCAGTTAAATATACCAATGTTTGACCATTCTATAAGATTTGGAGATTTATAATAAACACAAAGCTTTGCTGTTTCCTCATAAAACTTATCTGCTGTTGCAGGACGATCAGTGTACCTTGCCGCGAACATGTTTGATGTAGAGTTGCTGTCTTTAAACATTTTGTAAATAGAACAAGATCCTTTCGAATCAGAAGTGTTTGCCTCGTCTTTATCATAGGAGTCAGTTCCGGCTACATAAAGATTCAAATACACTTCATCATTTTCATCAAGGTCTGGATGTTCAAAAATAAGTAGTGCTCCATTCTCGTCATGAATAAATCTTACGCCAGATATTTTGCCAAGATCATCTTTAACCCATTCAAGCCTTCCTCTGTCAGCCATGTCAGTTAATGCCTTCTCATTTCTAAGTCTTGCATACTGAGTATTAAGTATCGCTGCGTTAAACATGTTTCCTCCTGTACGCATGAATGCTTCACTTGGAACAAGTGGATCCTGAGTTATCGCGTTGATAAAATCTTGAGCCTTCTTTGATGTTCGAGCAGTTTCTCTTTTGGTTCCGATGTAGTTAATACTTTCTTCCTTTAATGAATTACCCTGGTCATCAACCATTTTGAATTTCCATGCAGGAACAAAGTATCCAATACCTTCTTCTCCTCCATCATCTTCGTATTCATTTTTGTAAGACATCATGTCGTAAGCTTCAGGATTGTAGAACATCTGTTCTAGTTCCGCGGCTCCCTTCTCCATGTCTCCTCCAGTTCCAACTATAATAGCGAAACCTGTCTTCTCTCCTCCTTCAGCTTCAAGTGCTGGTTGAATGTATTTAAACGAATCAATTAATCCAGGGAACTTACCTGCTTCTTCAAAAACAATAAGTGATGGTGATTTACCAATGGTTGCTTGAGCGTTATTCTTAGAGGTCATATTGTAGATCTCACTATGAATACCTTTCCAAGCAGGAATGAAATTTTCGATTACTTTGTATTTTGCCTGGACATACTCAAGAGTATCCGGCAATCTTCTTTTGTAGAACTCAGTATCCTTTAACGCATTCAATCCACGAATACACATTCTCATTGTTGCATTAGAGTATTTCTCTTCACCTGCAGTAATGATTGATTGAGAGTGTGGGAAGAATGTAAATTCCTTTCCAAGAAGAGCAGCATGTTTTTCAGAGAAACCCTTTTGACGTGCTTTAACCACAACAAGATGTTTTCCTGCATTCCTAGCTTTCTCAACAGCAAGAAAATATTCAAGATCCATATCTACGAATCTTGGGGCAATTAAAGTTTTTCTGCCGGTCTTAGGATCCTTACCTCTGATTTTCCAGAAATTCAAATACCAATAATAGTCACCAGGAATATAAACACCGCCAACAGTATATCCCTCAAGACATCTCCGTTTCTGCTCATGCCACCACTCCCTGTACTCATAGGATAATGGATTCGCTCTTGTAAAACCGTCGATTATTACAGGAGAAAATAATTTAGTATTAACATACATTATTTAACTATGTAGTTGATTATGTATCCTAAACCAATTAGTGCCAATAAACAAAGAACTATTTTTATTGTAGTAACAAAAACTATCTCTTCAATAGTTTTAGAATTCTCTTTTCTTAGCATTGTCTTTGTTTCACATTCTTCTGGATTATAAAAAACCATCAACTGCTCAAAAGTCATCTTCTCATTAAATGTAGTAGTCGTTTCATTATTATTCCAAACCTTCTTGATTAATTCTGTAGAAGGAAGAACACCATTAAACGAACACGTTATTTCATGGAAAATATTTGGGTAATGCTTATAGAGGAATTCTCCAACCTCTGTATCTGTAAATCTTTTCATCTGTTTTTCTTTTGTTTTACTTGACATCCGTTGACTCAAGCAATGTATATGTAAATGAGTTTCCATGAATAGCCTTTGCTTTGTTCATGATAACCATAAATTCTAAAAAGTCTTTTAATCTTTTGAATACTTGACATCCTTCGGACCAGTTCTCAACATATTCAGATTGAGTTTTTGGATTGGATCTGTGACCATTGATTCCGAACACCCCTTCCACAACTAGAGTTTCATCAAAGACCATATCCTTATTTTTGTCTCTCCATCCTTTACAAGGCTTCACTTGACGCATAGCTTCGTATTTTCCTTGGTGAAGACCAATTGCCCACATACCTCTGTATTGTCCTGGAATTAATCTGAATACACCTGCAGGGTTATGGAACTCTTTCATTGCTTTGGTTCCTGGATCAGTTGTGATATCCCATGAATGGAATTGCCAAACACCATTTTCATTCTTATAAGAAAGCGTAAGCTTATCATCAAAAATGTTTGTAACCTTTCTTCCTGGAAGCATGTTACGAACGCCTACAACGTTAACATCAAATCCCTTGTTTTCTTTATCGCCAAACCAAACATATCCCTTTAGTCCTACAGCGATTTCTATTGCTTCTTTTGTCATCACTTAATTATTAATAATCCAGTTAATATTCCATTTGCTAATAAAGACCAATTGCGTTGGCCTTTTATTTTCTTGATATTAAAATCCTGAGTGGTTATAATTGTGTCCTTAGAATTAATGATGTAGCGTTGTGCAACAATTACACTATCTTGAAAGGTAGATAGATTAGTCAAGTGATCAACCTTTTCATAAAGAACATGTATTAGCGTATCCTGATAAGGAACTATTTTAAATGTATCCCTAGAATTTTTTACTTCTAAAAGCTTTGCTTCAAAGTCTTCCTGGAGTAATGAAATCTTATTGATGATATTCTTTTCATTCCCAATAGTTTTGGTCCAGGTTTGGATCTGAGTTTCTTTTCCTTCGATTCTTCGCTCAATAACTTTTTGAGTTGAGGTAGGGAATATCTGTTTGTCTGGTTTCATTAACAAGAAAAAGCACATGATACTAAGTGCTAATGTCAATATTAAATTTAAGTTCTGTTTTTTTCCGTGACTCATCCTTCTCATGACATGTGAATTAGATTTCTATTTCAACAAACTTATTCATTAAGCACCAGTTATACAAATCTTCTGGTGTAAATGTATATGGTTTTTCAACGCCATAAACCCAGGCAACAAACTCAGAGCAAGTCATGGCTGAATCAAAATTCTTTTTTTGTCTCCATTTCCCAGTGATAAGTTTTATTGGATAACGAAGAATAAAGGAAACGAAATCGTATGCAGTAACACCTGTCTTTGTAGCAGCTCTCATGCATATCGCTTTTTCAATAACACCTTCAGGATGGCGAAACACGCGAATGTCATATTGATATTTATTATCCCAAGCAAGAAAAGGTCGGCTATTAATCCCATCGTTTTGAGCATCCATCACAGAAGGAATTCCCCATTGTTCAATGTAAAGTGCAGCATGAGAAAAACGAGATCTAGTGACCTTCATTATGATCCTACTCAAGAACCTGTGTCCTGTGCAGATTAGAATATCTCCTGGTTTAAGATTCTGTAGATTCATCATCTTTTGGTTTAGTTTCTTCTAATCCTTTGTTGATGCTTTTATGATTTTCATAAGAAGCAATTCCTAAAAGTGATATTACAAATGTGAGCAACTGAGCTAAAACCATTTCCATATTCTCAACAGTAGTAAACCGAACAACAACGTATGTTACTAATGGAAATCCAATGTAAACAGCAAGGAACCTTTTAGAAGATTCTTTGTTTCCTCCAAGTGTTAGTCTTCTAAAATATTCAAGCAAATGTTTCATGGTGTATTTATTCCTTTTTTTGCAAGTGCAATTACTAATACATTTACATTCTTGGAGAGTTCTCCAACATTTTCACTCATGACTCTTAATTCCAATTGAGTCATTGCTTCAATTCTTTTTGTGTCATTTATTTGTTGCTGTTCAACTAATTCAATTCTTCCTTTGTTCTTTCCGTTCTCATCAACAACTTGTTTTAAATCAGATACCATTCTGTTTAAAAAAAATCCAATAATAGAAAAAGAAAGTACAATAATAAATCCAGCTATCCCAATCACAAACCAAAGGGTTCCGTCATTCATTTGTTCCATTATTCACCCATTTCATTGTCCAACAATCGAAGAGCCGATCCTTCAGTTCCAAAGGCAGTTAACTTATCAGTCCAAGTTTGCATTTTGTCATGCTCTTCAACTTGTTCTTTTAAATATTTCAAACACAATTCATAAAGAATGTGATCTCCAATTCTCATTGCATCTGTAGCCATTTTCTTTATCTGAGTACTCACTTCTACTTCATGATCAAATGACTTCTTTATAATTTGAGGTAATCCACCAAAGGATTCTTCTGGTTGCTTTAAAGCAGGTGTACATGGTGTAACTCCAAAAGAAAGAAGATATGTTCTTGACCAATTGGCATGTTCCATTTCTTCATCAGAATATCTCTTCCACAATTTAGCAGCCCCCATGAATCCATTGTTATTCAGCCACATCGACATCGCTAAATAGATCCTTGCAGAAAACTCTTCCTGCTCAATTCTATAATTTAAAGAATCAATACACAAATGTGATATTAGTGGATTCTTTGTTACACCAGGAGAAGAGTTGCTTGAACTTTCTTTGATTCCTGATAATCCTACTACTGCTGGTTTATTTTCTCCTTCTGGCATAATTAATAGTTTCCATTATAAATATCATACAACTCATTTCTCAATAATAAAGAGTAATAACTTTTTTGTGCAAAGCCATTGTTTTCGTAAGGGCTTCCAGCCTCATTCATTAACCATTGTTTAAAGTCTGGAGAATTCACCCTGATGTACCAGTCAACGATTTGACCAACATCTTTTAGCATTTGCTGAGAATCAGTCATTGACATTATCTCTTTCCTTACCCTTTGAGCAACACAAATACGCATCATATCAAATGTTTTCGCTCGACCTTGGTATTGCTCAACTGGTGTTCCTTGTGTTAAAGTTAGAATTTTTTCCCAATTTAAGGAATCTTGCTCATCACTTACAACCGTAAGTCTTAACGCGTAAGGAATGAAAAACATTTCAGCACCAATCGCTTTTACTTGAGCAGTTAAAGAAGCCCAGTTTTCTAATTGACTTCCTGCCAATGTATAGAATGGAACTTTCATTTCATATCTATATCGATCAAAATCTAAGACCTGTGATCCATATTGATACCAAGACAATAGATCATTAGTTTTATCTAAAAAAACACCAGCTACAGGAACGTCTTCTTGCCATAGAC